TAATGAGAGAAATGGTCTTCATGATTTTATGAGAGTTGTAGATCAAATGAAATCTTTTGCTACTACTGAGTTTACTCTTGGTGATATAGTAAGAGGCGGATTAGTAAGAGAATATCTAGTAGAAAAAACAAAACTAGGATTAGGAGTAGAGGCATGAAAGATAATTGGCAATCAAGTTTAGAAGAAATATTACATCACGAAGGTGGTTATGTTAATCACCCAAGAGATCCAGGCGGTGAAACAAATCTTGGAGTTACCAAAAGAGTATATGAAGAGTGGGGTGGCGAAAAAGATATGAGAGATTTAACAAGAGAAGATGTTGAACCAATCTATAAACAAAATTATTGGGATGTAGTAAAAGGCGATCAATTACCTGCAGGTTTAGATTTATGCGTGTTTGATTTTGGAGTAAACGCAGGCCCAGGTAGAGCTGCAAAATATTTACAAAGAATGATTGGTACTACTGTTGACGGTGGTATTGGTCCTAACACTTTAAAAAGTGTAGAATATTATGTAGAAGAAAACGGTTTAGAACAAACAATAGAAAAATATCAAGAGGAAAGACAATTGTATTACGAAAGTTTACCAACGTTTGATACTTTTGGTAGAGGGTGGACAAGAAGAGTACAAGAGACTACTGCTTCAGCAAAAAAACTTATATAATTAAAAGGTGAATATATTATGTTTAATCATGTGACTCATGCGGTTATACCAAAGATAACTACAGAAAATATTAATAGAAAAAGATATTACGTTACACCAGAGGGTAACAAGTATCCGTCTATAACTACAGTATTATCTAACAGAAACAAAGAAGGTTTATTAGAATGGCGTAAAAGAGTTGGCGACCAAGTTGCTAATCATATCGCTAGAACTTCTGCTAACAGAGGCACAAAAGTGCATAAACAAGTAGAAGACTTTTTAAATAATGAGTTTGATGAAGAGACACATAGTAAAGACTTCTTACCATACTGTTTATTCAAACAATTAAAACCACACTTAGAAGAGAAGGTAGATAACATCTATCATCAAGAATGTGGTTTATGGTCAGACAAATATCAGATTGCAGGTAGAGTTGATTGTATTGCTGAGTATAATGGCAAACTATCAGTAATAGATTTTAAAACTAGCACAAATCCTAGAAAAGAACAATACAATGAGAATTATTATATACAAACATCTGCCTATACAGAAATGTATGAAGAGAGAACAGGCACACCAATAGATCAAATAGTTATATTAGTTGTAACAGAGGACGGTGAAGTACAAGAGTTTGTTAAAAACAAAAGAGATTATCTACCTTTACTGAAAGAATCAATAGAGGCATTTAATTTAATCACGTGAATCTACCATGGACAAATGGATTTAGTGAGGATTTAAAAAAAGCAATAAGGAGAAAAGCAATGGAAGCTTGGGAAATACCTAATGTGGACTTTAAGATGAGAGAGAACGGCGAATGGCGTACTCGTAATTCTGATGAGTTTTTTAATGGTAAAAAGGTTATACTATTTTCTTTGCCTGGTGCTTTTACACCTACGTGTTCAGAATTTCAGTTGCCTGGTTATGAGGCAAACTATGAAAAATTTAAAGAAGCAGGTATAGACGAGATATATTGTATATCTGTAAATGACGCTTTTGTGATGAATGCTTGGGCAAAAGACCAGAACATAGAGAAAGTAAAAATGTTACCAGACGGATCTGGTAAGTTTACTAGAGGAATGGGAATGTTAGTTGAAAAAGACGACAAAGGTTTTGGATATAGATCTTGGAGATACGCTGCCGTTATACAAAATGGCAAAGTCATAGATTTTTTTGAAGAACCTGGTTTTGCAGACAACTGCACGACAGACCCTTTTGAAGTAAGTGGCGCCGAGAATGTGTTAAATACTTTAAAATAAACCTTGACATTTTACTATAAACCATATATATTAATCACATAGTTTGTTGATACTGTAACGATAAACATAGAGGACATGGGGGCAGTACCCATCGCCTCCACCTAAACACATTTAGGTGTGCTTAGTTGGGGGCGAACTAGGATCGACTCGTGTTAGGAGTTATGGAGTAGAACTATCGGGTGACAGCGTCATAAGTCAATTTTTAAATGCAAACTTAAACTTTGCAATGGCTGCTTAATCCTAGCGGGTTAACTGTCGGAGTTTGTGGTGTACTTGGCAACAGAAACACCACGTTATAAGGATATAAATAATGCCATTACAAATGGATATATTTCAAAAGACACCAAAAAATTTTTCACTAGAAATAGAGAAGATGGCTTCAGAGAAGAGTATTACTCATCTTGACGCAGTATTACATTATTGTGAAGTGAATGAAGTTGAGATTGAAACAGTTTCTAAATTAATTACAAAAGCATTGAAATCAAAAATAGAAGCAAACGCAAGAGAACTAAAATTATTAAACTCAGATAAGGAAGGTAGAGGAAAATTACCGATAGATTAATGGACGCAGCAGAAGTGTATTTAACTTATTGTTCAATCAAGGCACACTTCTCTAGAAAAAATTACGATTACCATAAGTTTAATGGTAAAACAACTGCAAAGAAGGCGTCATTTTATAAGAGAAGAGATAGAATATTTTTTGCCAGGATTGCAAGAAAGTATAAAAGTAAAAAAGATATTGAAAACTTTATTATATCAAATTTTATTGCAACAAAGAACGGATATATTGGAAGTTTTAAAGAAGATAATTATATCGCATGGAAAAAGAAGACAGAGGCATTGACATATAATTTTATTAATGAAATGACTCCATATGCAGATAGATTTGAGGAACTATTTAAGTGGGAAGATAATCATCCTTTACTATTGAAAGAGTATCTAGGCAAAAGAGTATCAATAGAATCAATGGTTATACTACAAGAACTAGTAAACTATATGAAAAGTTGGAAAGATAAGGACTTAATTTGGAAAGATCACAAATTATTGATATCTAAGTATAAAAACTTCTTGACAATAGATACTAAAAGTTGTAAGCTAAAGCTAATGAAAGTTTTAAAAAAATGAAACATTATGTTTATGGAAACGGCGAGTCTAGAAAAGGATTTGGCGTAGGAAGATTTGATGGTGTATCTTGGGGTTGTAATGCAATCCACAGAGATACAGAAGTTGATAACTTAGTTGTAGTAGATTATGGAATGCAAGGTGAAGTTTTACAATCAGGTTATGCAAAATATAATAGATGTTGGTTTTCAGATTGGGAACTAATACCATCAGAAATGAAATCAGAGTTTTCTAAAAATTTTGATAAAGAACAGATTTATGAGTTTGGAACTGACAAAGGAGTTTGTGTTATCAATGGTAAACAAAGACCAAAAGATTGGTTTAAGATTAATGACGCAGACAAGAGAGAAAGATTATTAAAAGAGTCAGGTTTGTATATCATCTATCCTAGTGAAGATGATAAAATACAATCCATTGAAGATCCGAAAGAGTGGTCTGCTGGATCAACGGCAGTACACCTTGCGTGTCAAGACGGTGGATGTACAGAATTGTATATGTTTGGATTTGATTTGTCTGAGTATGACAATACAAAGAATATAAATAACATGTACAAGGGTACGGATAATTACCTACCCGAGAACTGCAAAGGCACATTACCTAATGCATGGAGACAACAATTATATTTGACATTTAGAGAATTTAGTAATGTTAAATTTAAATGGGTTGGGAATGATTTTAGATACGTAGAAAACTCTAAGATTAAAGAATGTGCTAATGTGGAATTTTTAACATACGATAACATACGATTATAAACGATTACATAAGGAGAATAATTATGAGTATCGAATCAATAAGATCTAACAATTCGTTAGATAAATTACTAGGTGCAGTAAATCAAGAGAAAGCACCAGTAGAGAAAAAATCATATACAGATGAGAGAATATGGAAAGGCGAGTTAGATAAGTCTGGCAACGGTTATGCTGTTCTTAGATTTCTACCTGCCGTTCATGGTGAAGAATTGCCATGGGTAAAAATGTATTCTCATGCATTTCAAGGTCCAACAGGTCAATGGTATATAGAAAACTCTAGAACTACTATTAACCAAAAAGACCCTGTATCTGAATATAACTCTAAATTGTGGAACACAGGTGTTGAGTCTGACAAAGAGATTGCAAGAAAACAAAAGAGAAAGTTATCATACTACT